CATTTATGTCATTGTAGTTTGAACTACTTTTTTAAGTAGTGATAATAAAAAAAACTTTTTATTTATGTAAATAAATATCAAGTTTGTGTAACGGTTAATATCTTGTTTTAATGAATATGTTGCACCCTCTGGTTTTGGACCTTTTCCAATTAATGAAAAATAAAATACAGGTCTTTTTTTTAATTTATTTTCTCCACCTCTATGAACTATTTTAGAGGACCATATTACAATAGAACCTTTTTTACCACTGCATAATTTTTTTTTTAATTTAAATATATTCATTAAATCAACAATACTTTGTTTATTTAAACCAGCATTAAATTTATTAGATTGTTCTTCATTATAGTCATTTAAATTATATTTTTCATATAAATTATTTATTTTACTAAATAATTTATTTGATTTTGGATAAACCTCTAAAGGACCCATTTCATCATTGATATCATCTAAATATATTCCGAATGATACTAAATTAGCATAATTTTTATATGTTTGTTCTGGATCAATATCAGTATGCCATATTTGAGGATAAGAGCCTTTTTCACTAATTAATGAAGAACATTCAATAATAGTAGCATCTGGTATTATTGAATCTATAAAATTTTTAATTTTGTTATAAACTTTGTTAATATAAATATCAACGTCTTTAATATTTAACATTAAATCTTTTCTTTTATATTGTGAATTTATTTCTCCTAGTATATTATCATTTTTTTCTTCATTATCTATTATTTTTAATATATTATTACAATCGACATTATCTAAAATATTTGGTATAATTAAATATCCATTATTATTAAAATTTTCAACTAATTTTTTATTATTAATATTTTCAACTAATTTTTTATTATTAAATTTTTCAACTAATTTTTTATTATTAAAATTATCTATTAATAAAAATATTAATATTATTAATAATATTGTTATTATTCTTATCATATAAATAATAATATAAAAAAAATAAGATATAATAATATTTATATAATTAGTAATAAAGATGTTAGTATATCATATAAGCGATATTCATATTCATAAACAAGAAAGATTTAATGAATATAGAAATGTTTTTAAAAACTTGTTAAACAAAATAGAGAAGAATAATTTAATTGTTATAACAGGTGATGTTTTTCACGATAAATGTCATATAACGCCCGAATCACTAATATTGTTTAAAGAATTAATAATTGATTTAAGTAATTTATGTGAAATTATTATTATTGATGGAAATCACGATGTTAATATAAATAATAATAAAAGAAAATCTAATATTGAAGCTTCATTAAAAGGTTTAAAAACAAATAAAATGATACATTATTTAAAAGAAGATAATAAAAGTGTAAAAATTAAAGATATTAATTTTATTTTAACTGTGATGAATGGTAATGTAGAAAAATTTAAAAAAGTTAAAGGTGAAAAATATGTGGCTTTATATCACGGAACTTTATATAAATGCAAAATGAATGAAAATTATGAAATAGATGATGATAAATATTTAAAAATTAAAGATTTTAATGATTATGATATAACAATGTTGGGTGATATTCATAAACATCAATTTTTAAATAAAAATAAAACTATTGGTTATTCTTCATCCTTAATTCAACAAAATTTTGGAGAAGATTTATACGATCATGGAATGATTATTTGGGATATGGATAAATTAAAAGGTGAGTTTGTAAGAATTGAAAATGAAATATGTTATATTAAATGTTATTTAACAAAAAATGGTTTTAAAATTCCTGAATTAAATGGAAAAAATAAATTAAATATTGAACTAAACTATGAAAGTCATTTGATTTCATCTTGTGAAAGCCAAATAAAAATTTTAAAAGAAAAATATACAGTATTAAATTATCGTTATAATGAATTAAAAAATAAAGAAACTAAAAAAGATAATAAAATATTAAAAAAAAATATTGTTGATGTTTATAAAGATTTTACTAAAATTAATAATTTACAAGAAGATAAAGATATTATAGATATATTAAATAACTATGTTAGTGATAATAATATAAATAATAAAGATATTAAACTAAAAAAAGTTAAATTTTCTAACTTATTTTCGTATGGTGAAAAAAATATTATTAATTTTAAAAATTATAATGGTATGGTTTCTATAATTGGTGAAAATGGAAGTGGTAAATCAAGTTTAATAGATGTTATTTTATTTATATTATTTGATAAATTTAGCAAAGGTAAAAGTAAGGATGCATTAAATATTAAAACCATCAATGGCGAGGGTATTTTAGAACTTGAAGTGAATGGAGCAGAATATAAAATAGTTAGAAAATTAGAGAATAGAACAAAATCATCTAAAATATATATAGAGAAAAATGGAGAAAATATTTCTGAAGATAATAAAACAAAAACTGATAATTTAATAAAAGAAATTGTTGGTAGTTATGAAGAATTTATTACAACTAATATTCTTCTTCAAAATGAATTAGAAATATCTTCTATGAATGATGTGGATAAATTAAAATTATTATTGGAATTATTAAATATTAATAAATATGAAGAAATTAAAAAAACAATGGAAAAAAATAAGAACTCTTTAAAAAGAAGTATAAATGCTTTGATTAAAGAAACTGATAAATATTCATTAACTATTAAAAATAAAAAAAATATTTATGATGATATAATTAAAAATGAAAAAGAATTAAACGATGTAGATAATAAATTAAAGGATATAATAAAAAAAAAATGTAAGTATGAATGTGATATAGAGAATTTAAATATTAATGACTATGATGTAGAAGAAATTGAAAAAGAAATAAAAAAATTAAAGAAAAAAATTAAAAATATGAAAAATAATGAGACATCAATTGATGAATTAGAAGATATTGTTGAAGAATTAAAAAAGGAAGTTTATGAATTAAATTTACAAAAGAGTGGTGTTAAAAATATTAAAATANATAAAGAGAAAATAGAAATATCATTACAAAATACAAAAAATTTAATTGAAAAAACAAAAAATTCTATTTTTGATAGTAATATTAATATTATAAATGATGAAGATATAATTAAAAAATATGATGAATTAAAAATTAAAACTGAAAAAAATATTAAAAAAAATAAAAAAAATATTGATAAATTAATAAAAATAGAAAAAGATTTGAATAAAGAATTATTACTTTCTAAAAATAAAGGAATTATTGAGCCTTATCAACATAAAATAGATAAATTATGTTTTAATGATAAATGTAATAATTGTAAAAATAATAGAGAGGAAATTAATGAAATAGAAAGATATAATTTAAATAGTATAAGAGATGAAAATGAAATACTTGAGGATATTAATAATTTAATGTTAGAAGATGAAAAAAATAAATTATATGATTTAGAACAAAAATTAAAATATATTGAAAAAGATTGTAATGATGAAATAAATGAAAATAAAATTAAAATTAAACAAAATGAAAATAGTAAAAATGAATTTGAGAATAATAAAAATAGTAAGTTAATAAACTTACAAAAAGAAGTAGATGAATATTTATTATTGCTTGAAAATAATAAATTATTGGAAATTGATAATGATATTAATATTAAAATAGAACAAAAACAAGAAAAAATAAATAAAAAACAAAAAGAATTTAAATCATTAAAAGAAGTTATTCAAAATGAAAAAGAAATTGAGGAAAGATTAAAAGAATTAAAAAAGGTTAGAAAAAATTTTGAGAAATATGAAGAAATTAAAATAGAATTTGATAAATTAATTGATGAAGAAAAACAAAATGAGAGAGAATTAAAAAGTAAAAAAAATATAGAAAGAGAATTAAGTTCAAAATATGGTGAAATATTAGGTATTGAGGAAATATATAATGAAAAAATAAAAGAGTTGAATGATAATAAAGAACAACATAAAAAAATTATAAAAGTTGTTGATTTATATGAAAAGAATAATTTTATTGGATTTATAATGGATAATTATGTAAAAAGGTTGGAAACATTAATTAATAATACATTAATGTCAATAGTTGATTATAAAGTTAAAATAGAACAAGATATTGATGAATTAAGAATATATAAAATTGAAAATGAAGCAATGATTAATATTAGACAATTATCAGGTAATGAAAAATTTTTAATTAATATTGCTGTTAAGTCAGCATTAAATAATATGAGTGTATCATTCAAAACTAATTTTTTTATAATTGATGAGGGTTTTGGTAGTTGTGATGAAATTAGATTAAAAAAAATAAATAATTTATTAGATTTATTAAATAAAGAATTTGAATTATGTTTAGTTATATCGCATTTGGATATAATTAAAAGTAAAAAAAATAAAGAAATTAATATTAAAAGAAATAATGAAGGTTTTAGTTATATTGAATAATTATTTATATTTAAAAAATATTTATTAAAAATTATTTAATGAATGTTGATAATGCAACTAAATTTTCTGATTTATTACAAAATTATGAATATGAAACTATTGAAAAAAATTATGATATTAATAATTATGAAAAAGTCAATAGTCATATAAATGAAACAAATATATTAGATAATTTTGATTTTATTTATAATATAAAAGTTAAACCAATTAAAGTAGATAAAGAAGTATTTGAAAATAATTTATTTAAAATTATGATAGGAGGTTCTCAAATTTATTATAGAGAAAATATTCAAATAAAAAAATGTAAAGATAAATTTATTCAATATAATATAAATTTACCAACTCCATCATTTTATAAATATCATGAATTTCATATTGTTTTAAGTAAATTGAATGATAAATATAAAATAATAATCAATGGAATTAAATTTAAAAATATGAATTCTTTAACTAAAGATAATTATATATTATATGATTGTTATGATACATATATTTACAGTTATATTACCAGTTATAAATATAATATTGCTTCTTGTAGTGGAATGTTTGGTATTTTTCGTAATAATTCAAGTTATTATGATGATATTACAGGATGTAGTAAATATTATAATATTATGAATAAAATAAGAACAGAAATATGGGATGATTTTAAAAGAACAAATTATGAAATAACAGAAGATAATGATATTTTATATATTGGATATATGAGAATTAAATATATTATAATAGATGCAACTTATTATTATTTATATAATAATAAAAAACATACAACTAATGAAATATTTTCAATAATAAGAAAATATATAGAAAAATGGAATAGAAGAAAAAATTTTATAATGTTTTTAGTTGGTTCTGGATTTATTTCAACAAATGAAATATATAGAAATTCAAGACATACGATATTTGAAGTAGAAGATTTATATAGATATATATGTAAATTTATTTGAAT